AAGTTTCTTTTCTACGTTTTCGCAGTGCTCGTAGATGTCACTGAAAGTAAAGGATTTTCCCTCTTGAAGAAAATTTAGACGTTTTGCGACCGATGGCAGCCCGATGCCCCTAATACCTGCTAGGTTGTCACTTGGGTCTCCAACCATCGCTCGTGCCATGGCAAAATTAGTTGGGTGAATGCCATACTCCTCAACAACCCTAATGCGATTTAGGAACTGCTTCTGAATCGGGCGGTACAGGACTACATCATCAGAGCCAAGAAGCTGAATAAAGTCCTTGTCGGAGGAGATAATCACCTTTTGCCAACCGTCGTAGATTGGCGCCTGGGCCACCGCGCTGATAACGTCGTCGGCTTCAACCTCGGGAAACATGAACTGAATAACAGGCATGTTGTTGAGAAGCTCAAAAAGCTCCGTCTGTTGCCAGACCTTGTTCTCCATCTCTTCGTCAAGCGACATATTTCGGACGCTGCGATTCAGGCGGATGGGCTTTCGTCCGGACTTGTAGTTCTTGTTTTGTGCTCGGCGCTTATTACTGCCTCCAGCCCCATCCCAACAGATGACTACCTGGTCGGGCTTCATCTCTCGACACATCTTCTGTAGAATCTTGATGAATCCCTTGATGCCACCAATCGGTTCTCCATTAGTAGAGATGCTGGGGTCCACGATATAAGCCCTGAAATACATGTTTAGGGCGTCGATAATCATAACTCGCTTCATAGCTTCATTCTTTCTACTTCTTCGTCGTTGATTGTGTAGATGACTTCTTTAATGCCAACGTGTCGCATGGCTGATTCGCACATCGGACACGGCTTCGAGAGACGCGCGGCGCCGTTCTTGCCGACGCGCGCCACATACACAGTCGCACCCTGAGTGAGGGATCTATCCACACCCAGGATGCAACCGAGTTCTGCGTGATGCGTGGCATGCCCTTGGTCTCGATGACGAAACCTCTGACCCCACGACTTATAGCTGTTCTTGTTGGCGCTGACGTTAATTACGCTCTTGCCACGAGCGAGTACAGCGCCGTGGCGGTACTCATTAAAATCCGAATTATTTGCAATACGCTTCGCCAGATCAAGGTGGCGGCGATGACGCTTAGTAATAACCATGGGGGCTCCTCAGTATCTAAATAATACAACACTGTCCCCAAAAAGTCAAGACTAATCGTTATCAGGGTCGTAAAAGTCTGAAGCATTGCCCTGCCTTTGGTCAAACCTGAAGATTACCTCTTCATCCATCACTTGAAGCACACGAGTCTTGAATTTCTCATCTGCCATGTACTCCATCCATCGCGATGCCTGAAACTTCTGAGAAGTTCCATCGCCCATATCAAGCTCATACCAGGCACCTCGCTGCGAGATGTGAGATGAACCCTTAATGGCGTCAAACAGGCTCTCATCATCCTGAATACCAATTTGGTCACCCCAAAGAATCTTGAAGTTACACTGACGGCCCTGGGTGCCAAAGCGAGACTTTTCTAGCTTTACCTTAACCTCGGAGCCAATGCGAAAGCCATTCTCATCCGTGACGAAAGAAGCCTTCGCCTTACGCCCTGTGAGCCACACGCGGAGCGAATACGCATAGATCATCGCTTTTCCGCCCGGTGTCACGTAGGGGGTGGTCATAGCCTCCGCTGGCATACGTGTGATGTTAGTCTTCAGCTGGTTGAGGACCAGGAATGTAGATTGCGTATTGGCAATAGGCTGCGTGAGCTTGGACATCCCCTTGGCAAGGATGCGCGCCTTGACAGCCATTGACGACTGTGGGTTGAAGTCGCCCTCTACATCAGAGATAGCGGGAGTTAGTGCGAGAGAATCCCAGATAAATAAAACTCTGTTATCTGTTGCTCCAAGGATTTCTTCAATGGTCTCTAGCACGAATTCTACAGAAGCAGCCTGAACATACAAGAGGCTTTCTAGATCACACCCAGCCTTCACAAGGAAGGTTGGGTCAATGGCAGACTCTGAATCAAAGTATACCACGTCCATACCCATCTTCTGGGCATTGCCAGCAATCTGAGCTGCCATATAGGACTTGCCTGTAGCCTCTAGGCCGGCGATCTCTACGACCTTGCCGACAGGGATGCCGCCGAGCTTGCCTCGGCAGATGATGGAGTCCAGCCAACGTGAGCCAGTCGGAATCCAGTCCTTCACTTCGGTTGGGTTTTCTTCTGTTAGGTCGTGGGCAACATTCATGCCCGCCTTCTTGTTAATAAGATTTCTCATATCCGCCAGAGACAGCTTTCCTGTCTTGGCTTTTGAAACTCTAGCCATTATTTCTCCTTATTCTTTCATGCTGCCGGGTCGAGCTTGATATTAAGCAAGCCCTTCCAGCTCTTATTGTAGTAGGCTTCTATCACAACACTCTCAACTTCGGTCCACATCGTGATGTCCAGCACAAAATCGGACCAACGCGACTTATACGTGCCGGCAAAGCTGTACTTAAACCGATCGTTGATGACACCAAGGACATCCTTGCCGCAAGTTAGCCAGAGAGCCTTCATCTCCTCCATAGTTAGCCTGGGGCTGAAGGCATTTTTTGATCGATCATATCGATTGTAAGACGCCTTTATCATGGCATAGCACAGCATAGGAAGAAGATCTTTGTGCAGCCCATATTCAACAGAGCGGCCCCCGTCAAACAGTTCGCACTTGAAGGCCTTTCGTTCAGAAACGGTTGTCTTGCCAAGTTCAGCCTTTGTGGTCATCCGAACTAGGGCACATGTATCAAAGTCGCCATCCAGAACAGTTTGTGTGTTTTCTCGAATGTAGTCGGCCATGGCCAAAACTGCGTCCACATGAGGAATCGCTGCTTCAAATACGCCCGACCAATCCTCATGACGAAGAGCCTTGAGAACTTGCTCCCCATTCTTTGGAAACCGAGCGATGTCGGCCACGCTCTTGGTGTGGGTGAGCGGGGCGAACGCAGCCAGCATGGCAACGACCTGAGTCGCTGAACGTTCGGAGCGAATCTTGTTTCCACTGGTGTCTTTTTGATTTTGAGCCCATAGGATGTCTTGTGTTTGGCAATAGCTGATATTATTCTTTAGGTCCTCAAACACCCCAGCGATATCAAGCTCACTCATTGCCTTTTGTTGGCTCCGACAATTCACAGCCTTTGCTACTCCTCGTATATCACTTAAGCTGTCAAAAACAGATCGTGGAACAAGAGAGACCATTAAGTGCTGTTCGTGCTCAACGGGCCTCTTCGTATCTGCCACGGCCTGATCGACGGCGTTCATTGTGTGCTGGCCATCGTAATGACCTGTATACTCTTCAGAGCAAGTAAACTCTATATACGATTTTCCGTCCTCTTCTTCAACATTTAAGGATTCATCATCATAGATAACGTGCACCCCTCCACTCTTAACCCCAAAAACTGGGTCCGTGGCGTAGGCTTCGCGAATCTCCCTAGAGAGGCGGTTTGTGGCATCGAGATATCGAGGGTTAGGCCCCTTCGGAATCTGGGATAACGCATGTTCCTCAGTGGGGCTCACCAGAGCGATTACCCGCCAATTGACGATGTCGCCATCCCCACTCAGGGGAGCGCGTGCAATCGCATCAGCGCCCGAGCCACACAAGGGTAGTCGGATTTTTCTAATTGTGTCTGTATTCATTTTTACCTTCTTTCTTTGTTAATGCCACATCTGAGCGATCTGCTCGTGGCTGTATTAAATGAAAATCTAACAAGGCGGGGCACCTGTAAACCCGTGCCCCCCTGCGGTATTTTGTTTTAAGCGTTCATCAGCTCATTGAACGCATTGTCCACTGAGTCGGTGTTCTTGTTCGCATACTGTACGGTCTCCGTAGAGTTACCTTCTGCGTCCACGCCACCGGAGATGAACTCCTCTAGAAGCTTCTCAACTTCAGCAGAAGTCTTACGCTCAAAAAGTTCCATGATATCCTGAATAGAGTTCAGGTGCATTGTCGTCGTATCCGCATCCTCAGAGAGGGGAGACGGCCGTCGACGAGGCTGCAACTTTGTCTGCGGGAAGGAGGCGCCAGGAGGCTTACCATAATTAAGCACCAGGTCAGTCCCCTCCTCGGTATCAGTAATATCACCATAATCTGGGTTAAGAACTAGATTTAGCAGACTCTCATAAGCGGTCTTTCCATAACCCCACCAGCGAACACCGTCAGTCTCCTCGCCACGGACAAGAACCGGGCTAAAGAAGCGCTGTCGCACGAAGAGGCTCTTTGCCATCTTCTTGGAGGACTCATCATTCTTGTCTGCTCCTTCGCGCCATAGATTGGAAGCGAAGTCGCAGATGGGACAGGAGTCCCCGAAATTGCGCTTAGGGCATAGAATGCCCCCCTTAGTTACATTATAGTGAAAATAGACCTCCTTGAAGGGGTCGCCGTCTGCGGTAGGCACCACGCGAATTGTCTGGTTGCCATCGTTTGGGCGCCAAAAGGCACTCTTGGAGCTATCTCCATTGTTCTGAACTGCAGCGAGCTTTGCTCGCATCTTTTCTAGATTGATTCCCATATTATTTTTTCCTTTATTGGTTATAGTAAATCGGGCAAATCTTCCCGACTTCTACCATTGATTATATCAAAATTTGGGTGTAATGTCAAGAACTATTTTCTTGAATTAGTGAGCTGTAGGCTACGCAATAAACATAGTCTTTGTCGTACTGAGTAGGGTATATCCCATACGTGGTTTTAGTGTTTTTGGCGTTTTCTTTAACCTGTGCTATGACCTTTTTATGAATCCCACTCTGCTCTCTTAATTTCTCTTCATTGATAGCATAATAATACACTTTTTCTCGCACGTTGTCAAGGTTAAAAAACAACTTTTCTTCGCCCGTATCGAAATTCACCAAACCATAAGAGACAATGCGACTAACCTGATGAGGGGGAGAAATATTATCCATAATACTATGGGTGTGGCGCAACACATTGACCATATGCATAGTAGGGACCACTAATTCATTTAGTTGGTCATAAAATCCAATTATGGGGACATCACCAAGTATTTCTTCAAGCCTAAAATTGTCGATTAAAATGCAACTTTGAAATGCTCCGGAGCGCGCATATTCTTGAAAAACGTTAAAAGTTAGCCTTTGTTGAAGCCTGGCTGTCTCTCCGAGCAGTTCCGGGTCAGAATACACATACAACACATGTATACTGCACTTTTTTAGCTGCTCCAAAATGCGAAGAGAGGCTCCGCTTATCGTTCCTGAACCTCCAACAATAAAAAGCAGCTCCCCATTCACATCTTTAAAGAACCGCTTTAAACTGCCTAGGGACTCTTCATAGTCTTCTGGGCGTGGCCCACCTTTAATCCCATAATTTCGTGGATTGCGCTTAAGCCCAACATCCATTTTGTAAACATCGTACTGAGGGTATTTAGCAAACCTCTCGGCGATCGCACAGCCGGCGCGGCCAAGGCCAATTATTGTTTCCATTCTCTCATATCCCCATAGTTCTTCCCATATTTTACATTAACTCCAAACTTTCCTAAAGGAGTATTTGAAAAATGTTCAACCAAGGAGTTGATTAAAAGGCACTCCTCGTCTGTAACGTCAAGCACAACCTCATCGTGTACACAGAATGCAACATGTGAGTTCTTATCGTGAAGATAGTTGTCAAGCTTGATCATCTGACGCAGAACAATATCAGAGCAGGTGCTCTGGATAAGGTAACTCATTGCGTGATGCTCATCGGCAGAGATTGTGCGGCCAAATGGGTTCGTGATGGCGTTGTCATACCAATATTTTTCCATCACAGCGCTCTTGTCATAAACATAATCTGTCACACTATCGCGAGAACGAGGGTTATATAGCCACGCAAAAAACCTCTCTTTAACTTCCTCGCGAGTGCCCACCCCCTTGTATACATTTTGACGATTCCACTCGTGGACGTCGAAGTCGGGCTGCTCCATATCACTCAAAGCCAGGAAAGTCCGAAGCTCTGCCCCGTTAAAATCAAACGAAACAAACCATCCATTAGTGGGCACCACAACCTTTCTAAACTTCTTATCCATCGTCAGAATCGGAAAACTATTCTTCTTTGTCGTGAGGCGTCCTGTTTTTGTGCCAAAGATGTTATAGTCGCAACAAAGTGAAATCTGATTTAACTTTTGTGTAAACTGGCGCGCGCGCTTTTCGTGCATAATGTCTCGAAGTGCCCATGGGTCAACCTGGATCTTTCGATGCTTAATGTCGTAAAGGACCTTGGTCAAGTCAACAAGGAAATCATAGTTTTCCGGCTGATAATGTGTGCTGAGAACATACTCGGTAATTTTGTTTCTCATCTCACAATATTCTCGCAGGAAGCGTGCGTTCACGAGGTCAAAAAAACAGTTTTGAGTAAGGTCTATTTTGGCCGCCGTAAAGGCACGCAGGAAAGCCTTCATTCTTCCATTGATGGTTTCCCACTCTACAGCGAGGTGGGGCGGACAGGCCTCTTCCAGAGGCTTCTGGGCGTATAAGAAGGCATACTCTACGTTGGCCCTATTTCGCAGAAACGCAGAATAGCTCCAGGTGCGAGTTAAGTCTTGCGGAATGGTGTCAAAATGCAACTCACCGTTACAGTAAACTCCGACACATTCACTTTTGTCGTCAAGTGCTTGGAATAACATTAATACTTGGGAACACGTTTGGGGGCGCCGAGGGTAACTTGGCGTTGGAGGCTTTTTCGAGCGAAGGATCCTTTAAAATTATCGAACCCGTTCAACACATCGTTGATGTTCTTTAAAGATTGGGCTAGGCCCCTAGTGGCAATCAGGGAAGGTTGTTGCTTTTTAAGTGTCACTAGCTCTCCGTGGCTAACTGGTTCTTTCTGTTCAATATACCTGATGTTAATGTATTTGTCAACCCAAAAGTTTACTGAATAGTCTTCGTCAATCTGGGCCATAACGACCGGAGCCCTACACACCCTTTTGCCTCCTATTTTAACATATTTTCTTGTCTCTACCAAGGCATTATAACAAACTAAGGCTATATTTTTTAAATTATCAATATCACTACCGCCGGCGCGCTGATAATAGGTGTTTAGTATTTGCGTTTCCGTTTGCAAGTCATATTGATTGGCATAAGCGAGCATAAAAGGACTAGCGATATCTGCTGTCAATTCCCATGGCCGCTGCTTGTTAATAGAAAACCCCTGCTTTTTAGCAATTTTTGTATAATAGATAAAATTTGGACTATCCAGAAAAGCCTGTTTCTGAGCATCATCGGAAGGGTCTGCGTCAGACAACATTATGGTTAAACCAGAAATTCTTGAATTGCAAAAATTGCTGGTGATGAAAGCGGGTTTTGTAATAGGCCCCGAAGATGCAACATATTCTGCAAATTCTAAGAACACGGGCAGAAAAGTTTTAAAATTGCGTATTCTTTGGTCACGAGACTTATCAACAAATGTTAAAAAAATATCTGCGAGGCCGTTTAGATAATTAGTAAAAAATACATCGGGACGCTGGTAGGCGCCGTAAGCTTCGATGGTGGACAATACGGGATCTGACATGTCCAGTTTACCGTATGCCTGGGCTTTTTCGAATTCCAACACAAAGGCCTCGAATGCATCCACCACAAAATTTACAGCGCTTAAAGTCTTAACTCCCGCGTTAACAGAGGTTATTTGTTTTAAATTGGCAGCGTTGAGCACAATGGGGTTGTGACCCTTGTTTACTCTTCCATAAAAAGCTTTCTCAGCAAACTGAAAGTCCCTCACGGGCTTTAAATAGAGCGCGTCCGGATCACGGGGATAGGCATTATAGGAATAGTTCAACCTCTCATAGAACTTCTCCGCTGTGTTTAGGTCGTTTTTTCCTTTAAAATCTGCCATTGTTGTCCCCTATGTGCTCGATCCCTGTGCGGCATCCTGCGTTGCCGTTGTAGAGGACATGATGTCTTGCGACTCTATTCGGTCAGGGCATATGTTATTTGCATCCTCTTCGGTGGTTGGTACAAAACCTAGCGCGCCATGACTTCCGGCGCCCTCAAAGATCGCCTTGACTGTAGTCTCATATCTTCCCCTTTCAATGTAAGATTGGACCTCTGTTATGATATGATAACCACCTATTCCCAACTCTTGAGCTGGTGTCAGGCCTGCTGCAGGGCCGGCCGAGCCCAACAGTGGGCTAAGACCCGCAGGGTCCAGATAAACCTTCATTCCGGGTATAAACATGGTGTTTCCCACCATCTTTAAGTCAATATTGTACACATTCTTAAGGATTGTTAGGCCCGTGGCGCTTTCTTCAATGTCGCGGGCAATACGAGCCTCTCTGAGGCCAGGGATGCCGCTCTTAGAAAAGGAAACTGTCTTGAAAAGACCCCTGTCTTTTCCGATACCAAAATGATATATTCCCCTTTCTCGATCCCTGTCATAGTCTCCATCCAAGCGTTGTGTTGTTCCCGTATTAATTGCATAGAGTATCATATAATTATAGGCTTTTTCTCCAGTGTTTGGTGGGCGCAGGATTTGGGCAACCTTGGCTTTTTGAATATCAAGCTCAGTTCGTGTAAAATCGCCACTAACGGGTGATTGAAGAATATTTCTTGCATCCTCCATGGGATCCTGATTCCTGTTCACGGCTGCAGCTGTAAAAAAGTTGGTCCTTAGTTGTAAATTCTGTCTCGCAATATTTGTTAACCCGTGCGCTTGATCTCGAAGGACACTCGTAAGAAGCTGGCCGGCCAATTCTCTTATAAAGGTAAGTATGGGGTATGAATCACGCTGACGTGCAACTATGGTTCGCAGAAACCACTCTGAAAAGTAATGCACAGATATTGGAATGTCTGCCAAATTGACATTGTGAAATAATTGCGTTCGTGGGGTGCCACCTCCAGGAGGCGTCACGGTTCTTCCGTAGGAAACTGGACCAAGCAAGATTCTTAGGTTCTTCTCCAGTTTGCCACGAACTTGACCGCTACCACTTGTGGTTGATGTGGATATGTTGTCAAGTGCAACCTTTATTAAATCCCCAAAATAGAAGAATTGAACATTTACATTGCCACTATTGGCGGGATCATATGAAAGGTTTTGTAATTTCTGTAATACTTCCTCGCGCTCCAAATCTTCAACATTTATATTTAGAGCACTTGCTAACGAACTTGGGGCTGTGGTGGCGGGACTAGACAAGTTAACCCCGTTAGCTGGGTTACTTCTTGTGCTTTGGTTAAAAATAGCATTTATGCCTCGGGTGTTTACCCCCTGCTCTCCATAATTTATATAAGATTGTAAAATACCCACGTCAACCGGAACAAAGAAAATTCTTTGTTGACTGTATAGTTCATTTAATATTCTTTGAAAAGACTCGTAGCGCTGCTGGCGAATTATTTTCTTGTAATCTTCGAGAATCTTCGCGCGGGCATCAGCATCGCAGTTCTTTCGAGCTGCCTCCAGGCCAATGCGGCGATCCAAGCGAGCCTTTAAGATATCTTCGGTCGCCAAGATATCCGCATCTTGGTCTAAATATGAGGACTCTTGATAAGCTAAATATTGTATGCTCATCGTGACAGTCCCTTCATCGCCGATATCGATGGAATGATCATTGGCTGTCAAATACATTACTGTTTTGGAATTTTGAATTGCATGCAGCTTGGCGCGGCGTTCGGCGGCATTACCTGTAAAGATATTGTCGCTCTCTGGGTCGGCCCACCCTACTTCTATTCTTATTTTGTAATAATCCGGGTTCCAAGACCCGTTTGCTGCATATTTGACCGCATTAGGGCCTAGATTTACCAAATCAATATATCTAAAAGTGCCCATCGCTTCTGCGATTTGGTCATCGTCAGGATCAGTTGTCCAGGCGCCCGCATTGGTAATGCGCCGAGGGCGCAATATTTCATCAAAACTTTGAAAGAAGAGTTTAAGCTCTGCCTGGATCACGCGGGTCGCTGTGAATGGGTCTGTTCCTTGTAATCTCCAATCAAAGCTTTTAAGGGCGGCGCCTCTACCGCGATCAAACGCATTTGTAAGCATAGATTCAATCTCTTCTTGCTGGACATAATTAAAGAACGGCACCTCATATTCAATCTTGCTGGTTTCTGTGGGCTTTGTTTCTTTATATATTCGTATTTGAGGCACCAAGCCTGCAATCTCAGAGGGCCTCAAAATATCCATGTTTTCTAATGCTGGATTGTACAGCAACTTGTTCATTATGGTGTCAGTGTGGCCATGCACCATCCAAAAGCGTTTTTCGTATTCCTCGGCGCGGCTCTGTTGGTTTAGGATGGCAAATTCAGGCAAAAAGTCAGTCAAGAAGGCTTGCTCAGAAAGGCGGCGTAACTGCGCCTGTTCGGCTGCTCCAGGCCGGCCTGATTCGGGGACGAGGGCTGTGCGACTTTGTCTAGCTGCGCGGGCTCTGAGGAACTCCCGCCCCTCAGCAGTATATTCTCCGTTTTGAACCAAAGCTGCACCGGAGGCTCCCGTAAGGCCCTGATCTATCTCTTCTTGCAAGGCAGCGTCTGCCTCCAGTAGCAGCTTCCTGATTCTTATTTCTAGAAACAACCCTACGAGGCCCGAATTTGCATCTCCCAGATCTATTAGATTGTAGACGCTTGCATAAGAAACCGAAGCAGCAGACACTGAATTGTTTCTGATATATTCATTATAATACGTCCATATAAAGTTTTGCTTAGCTCTGTATAAAACCCCCTCTTCGGTGGTTGGATCAGCAGCGGCACCCCAATTACGCCCCAAGAACCTAGTTACGCTAACATTAAAATCAGAGTCCTCCACAGCGCCCAAATTAGCGTTGCGTACACGTCTTTGAAATTCTTCTTTTATCGCGTTTTCGAGGCCATCATTACCAGCTATTTTACGGACCACATTGTTGCGCTGACTCTCTTGAGCCAAAGGTGGTACCACATTTCGAGCTGATTGTGGGATAGTGGCCAAGTTGTTATTGCGTATGGCTGCCTGGACTGCTGGAGATGCGCTATTGAATATGTAACTATTTTGGGCGCGGCCGTAGAATTCGTTAATGTTTTGCAGCGCGCTGTCGGATGCTACCGCAGAGGGGTTAACCTGGGTCAAAGACGGCCACGAGTCGTTTCTAACCGATGAGGCAAAATATTCACTTGACGGAACACGACCTATTCGTGAAGCCCTTAACGAGTCAAATAGAGAGGTGGAGTTGGTATCAATACTTCCTGTAGTATATCGACCCCCAAACGCCGCATAAATGCGTTGTTCCTGTGCGTGATCAGCCATTCTATCTCCTCTGCAGTATGGCCAAGACTCTGTCTAGAGGGAGGGGGATATAAACAACAGTTCCTGGTTTAAAGTGTGCTTCGGTGGGCTTCATGTTATACCACGCTATGACCCACCATAATGTGGGGTCTCCATAGTGCTTGGCCGCTAACTTATATAATTTTGACCCCAAACCCCACACATGCTTAACGGTGTTTAGGCGAGACCGGTCCTTTACGGTTGGATGTGAAAGTCTGCCAGTTCTAAACTGGCGGATATAATTAACATCCCTGTCCTCAAAGAAGTCTTCATATAATTCCTCGTTGTTGATAAACGGGGAAGCGTTACTATACCTGCTTGCCATAATTACTACTCCGTACTACTGATGCCGGCGCCAGAATATGTGGGTTGATCGCCGAACAGCACTCGGGCCTCGCCAACGGCAATACTGTCGGTCGGATCGTCGGGAGACACCTGGGTGCCATCCGTCTCGAACAGGGCGTCCCCAACGCGCATAATACTTGCATCTGCCTCAGCCAAAACAAGATCAAACTCTTCTTCAGTCAAAACCGTATAAGGCGGAACTGGGGTCACTTCAACGGGTGGCGGCGTTGACAAAGCAACCCCTTGGAAGGGGAAACTCACCGATTCTGGTGTATTGAACCCAATGTTCTCTCCCCACCCCAAATCGTGTTCGTGAAGGGGCACATAATCAAAGCTCAAGTTTATCAGCTTAGGATAAAGAGTCTGCTGGCCAGGGTCGAAAAACCCCACCCCATCAAAAGAGGGAGTAATAGTTAGCGCTGTCATAAACCCCAGCAATCCTCGTCCATCGGGTGTACCGATCAAGTTGGCGAACTGAACCCTCAAAAGAGGCGGCTTTGACATTGTATTGGCGCGGTTGGCTCGCTGATAGGCGGGGTAGGTAAACTGAGCTAAGCGGTTACATTTTGCTAGGTTCTCTTGGGCTTCCTCAAAGCTGCCGGCTGGCAAGTCGAGTCCGACCGAGATTCTGCGCGTCGTGCCTTTAAACGTAGCAATGGGGTCGTTTCGACCAAACACAAACTCTTGAGACCAATCTGGCGAGAAAGTCTCATTATAAGTCGTTACAAATGCCTTAAGAAATACCTCAAGCTGACTTGGGAGGTGAAACACGCTCAAAAACAACTGCTTTTCAGTTGCATAGGCGTCACTCCCATCAAAGCCAGGAGCGTTGGTATCGAAAACCACAGTCATAACTATAACTATCCCTCCGTTAGGTTTTTATGCAAAACTGGATCCCAGAACGCGATTATCTATCATTGGGATAACGGCTTGACCAAGCTCCCTCTTGTCCAACACTACCTTCACCACAATATTCTTGCCCTCCTTGTCGGTTGGAGATATGACGTCAATCAGTTGATCAAATTTGCCCATTAGCTTATCAAGGGGGATAATAGCTTCTTGAGGGTGAACATTGAGAAGACCCTCTGTGGTGGTTATTCCGCCCTTTTGTGCGCTACCTGGAGACTGTCCTTGGGCTATGTTATCTTCTAATCCGAAGGCACCTATAACTGCCTTACCAATTGGCTGGCCGCCTATACCGCCCAACATTCCGCCCAACTTGCGGCCCATTATATCGCCGGCGAGGGCACCTCCCATGCTGGCAAAGAGCAAGGAGGCGCCTCCGGTGAAGGGCGCCAATGCAGTTGCCAGAGCAAAGCCCCCCATTCCGCCAAGAACTCCGCCGAGGCCGGTCAAAATGTGAGTGCCGACTTGCCTTTCTATATCTTCAGTGGGGGCTCCAGAAGCAATTGACTGTCGAATATTACCAAGCTGCATCACTGATTCAAAGAGAAGTGGAATTACCGGGATTGCTTTCAAAAATCTACCCAGTTTTCCAGCTCCAGCAATTTTAGGGCCTAGTTCAGTGAACATTCCCGATATTCGCTGCCTAATGGAGGCGGCAGCGCCACGGCCGCGCCCCAGAAGACCTGCGGCGCCGGCGCGCATACGACTCAACCTTCCCGGGGCAGCGGGCGTGGGTCCGATGGGGGCCGGTCCTGCAGGGGGTGGAGTCGGAGACACGCGGGTATCAGTAGGATTGACAAGTCCCGATTCGGTGAACAGTGAAGTGTTCGGCGCGGGTCCACCAGTGGGGGCAGTGCGGTAGGAGAGTGAGCTAGCGCCACCACCGCCGGAGGCGCCCATGCCGCCGCCCATGGCGCCCATTCCGCCCATGCTGCCGCCTGCGCGGGCCATACGTGCCGCATTGTTTCTCGTCAAGGCAGCAGTATTCAAGTTTAAAGCGCCTGTTTCAGCATTTATCGCGGTACTGGAGGCGACAAGGGCTCTTGTTTTCTGGCCCAATGCTGTAGCAGCTGCCCTAATGGGCCTTAAAATAGTCTTGGATATAGCCACATACCCACCAATCACGAGGACCAAGGAAGTAATAAGCTTACCAATGGGATGAAGCGTAGTTGTGAAGTCTGCAAGCGTGCCAACTACGACCACCAGCCTGTCCACTAGCGGTTCCAACATAACGCCGAAAGATTTAAGAGCAAATGATAGTTTATCCATAACATCTCGGGACGCCTGGGAGCGCTCCTCAAGCTCGGCAGTAGTCATTGAAAGGGAGCCAACCTGTAACGCCACTTGAGAGCCCGTATTTCCAAAAATCTTGGCTGCCTCGTTAACATCGCTGATACCTGCCGCGTTCGCTAAGGCGATCCTTTGAAATCTTGACAAATTTTGAAAATCAACGCCGGCCATGGCAAGTCGCTCACGCATAATTTCCATGCGCTCTGCTTCGGTAGCCATGAGTAGCTCGGTAGAATTAAACAAATCAGTGCCCAAGACAGCATTTAGCTTGCCTGCAGCGGTGGCTGAACCCTCAAACGTGTTAAACTGGTCCCCAAAGACCCCAATTAGTCCTGAAACGGTGGTTCCGGTCTCGCGAGCTGCAATAGTTAGCTCCCTAAAGACATCTGTGGCTCTAGATCCGTATACTTGAAGTTTTGGGAGTGCCTGTATAAAGTCCTTATTTATAGTCTCTGCCGGAATTCCCAAAGATATTCCCAATTTCGTAATATCTCGCCTCGAAGCCCTAGCCTCCGCTGTAGTCATTCCCAAGCCCTTTGTTAATTCGTTCAACATTTGAGCAGAAGTGGACGAACTCAGTCCGATCTTTTCTAAGAGGACCGACTCCTCGCGAAGCGATTGCTGAACATCGGGTGAAAGGGCGATGAATTCTGTAAAACCGGATGTCAAAGCTAAAGTAGATTTACTTATCTCCTCCAAAGTTAAACCAAGCTCTAGATTATCCTTATAAATGTCCCCTAGGCTATCTCGAAGGTGGCCGATGATACCTGACTGTCGGGTAAACGCAGCTGTTACCTTATCTGTGGCCATAGCAAGATTAAGACTTTCCTTGGTCATCGCCTGGAGGCCGGCGGCGCCGATGCGCACTGCTGTGGTGCCGAGGATACGCATTGCGGTGGCACCCTTTTCGAGGCCCCTAAGAAGGCCCGTTTGTTTATTAAAGAAGCCTTCCGACAAGTCGCTTGAAAATCCACCTGCCTTTGCTAAGCTCTCCGCTAACTTGTCAGCACCATTTTGAGGAATCTTTAATGAAGTACCCAACTTACCAGCAAAAGTGGTCCCCTTTTGAAGAAGTTCGTTTCGGGCAGTCAGGGCTTCCAGTTCCGCCTGGGCAGCTACAGCTTCGTCTTCGCTGAGTTTTCCAAATTCTTGCAGATACGTAAGCCTCTGGCGCTCAAGCTCGGCTGCAGCCTGAGCAGTTTTAAGAATTTCACCTTCTACGGCGGCCTCCTTGATGGTGGCCTTAAGACGCGCTTCAGCTGCAGCTAGACGGTCCTTTTCGAGCTTGGCCAGCCCACCTCGGGCCTCAATCTCTTCTTCGATGAGCCGTTGTTGTTTAGCTTCCTCTGCCTGCCTTTGCTCCGGGGTTTTTTCGTCTTCTGCCATTAAGTCAATGTCCCTATAAGGTATGTGTATCCAAAATAATTAGTTTTTAAAACAAAAAAGCCGGGATTCCTTCCGGCTTAAAGTCGAGGGGGTTTTGTATTGGGCCCAAGCGTGTGAGTAGTTTTGGATCCTTGGGATGAGGAGGCCTGCTCCTGGGCTTCTTGTTCATCTTTCTTTTGCTTTATTAAGCGCTCCATAAACCACTTTCTCAACCCAATGGGAAGAGAATAAGCTTGTTGAAAATCCCATCGGCCATAGTACATGAGCGCAAAGAATTGCTCATACACATTCTCCATGTATTTACCGGTCAGGCCAAAAAAAGTCCGCAGTAAGCGGTACCTCCATATCCTCGGTATAACCACAACTAGGACACTCGAATTCCTGACTCAAATCAACATTGGGGGTTACAGAATTAAGTGCGTTACGCAGGTGTCGATTATCTTGCGCAGGCATCATTAGCGCAAACTTCCGAATAATGTCGCGGTCATCCTCATCATTTAAAGACACAATGGCACGAGCAAACTGACTGCTCAGTGTACCATCAATGGTGTTCTTGGTGCGCAACTTCTGGACAGCCTTGGAAATGGCCATCTCATCAGCACCAGTCAGAAGGCGAAACTCTGCAGTAACCGTCGTCAGTGGCAGCTGGACTGTAAAGGTGCCATCTTCTGTGGCCTTTACTCCCAGCTCCTCCTGGGTCTCGGTGCGCTTTTCAAGAGTTTCTAGGCTCGTCAAGTCAAAAGAGTGCTCGGCCGCCTCACCGCACGACGGGCAGCCAATCTTTGTGGTGTAATGTGGGCCATAGCCCGTAATTCGAGACGCAACCAAGATTGCGTTCCTGTCGCCAATAAGCAGCGTTGAAGGTCGAATAGACTTGTCCACCAAAACATTCTGAATAAGCTTCTCAAGTGCCAGGCCCTTCTTGAGGAGAGTGGCGTTGGTGAGAATATCTTCGTCCTTCGCTGTCATATAGCGAATTTCGACTGTTTCCTTGTTATGTAGGGGATGACTTTCATCATAAAAACGGCCGCCACTTGGCAACTCCACAAAGTCTGTGGGTGTTACGAAGTCCAGGACGGACGTGACGGGAGCAGGGGAGGCCTTGGTGGCCTCCTTCTTTGGCGTGCTCCCGGTACGCCTTGAGTTATTTCTTGGCAATTTTCACCTCTCTATTAAGAGTATTATAGTCTATTTAAGTCCCAGTGTTAAGAGAAACTTAGCCTGATGGTTGGGCCAGCTCAATGAGATTGCCGTCGACGGTGTCCTCACCCTCTATGTTGTAGAGGTTAACAATCGGGGAAATAGTGTCTGCCGGCGCGGCGGTCGCAATGCCTTCTTGGTTAGTATAACTAGCCCAATCGTAGCGAAGCTCAACGTCGACCGTAGATAGGTCCTCAGAACCATAGTCGTAATCGTTGAAACTAATTCCAACTATAAAAGCACTATTAAGCTGCCACTGTTCGACTGTTTCACCAGCAGCGTTGAGGCCCTGTACTGTTATCTCCCCAAGGGCTGCAACAGAGTTCTTTTTGGCTAGAGTCTGAAAATCCCTGGTATCGAAGTTGGCAGTACCCGGTTCACCACCGGGGACTCGGTAGCCGGCTTCGGTGAGCTTTGTAAGAAGCTGTGCTGTGGTATCGGGGTTGACAGGATCAACAAAGGAGATTGTTACGGTGTTCCAGGTAACAGAACCGGGATAGTAAAACGTATGATTAAGGAACTTATGCTCAGAAGTGCTCACCGTAAATGTTGGCTTTGTTGCACTCCTCGCGTACCAGCCGCCACCGGCCGCCAGCTCAGGGATGTTCACCTTAAATCTAAATTGTCTTTTTGGCTCGGGCCCTTGGGCGCCGACGTCTGTCCAGAATGGCATTTTACTTTTTCTCCTTTATTTTAAATAGTCCCTTGAAGATTTTAATCATCGAAAGAAGCACCCTGTCTGGTAATAATGAAGTCTAGGGCAATAAATTCAATAGCCTTGGTGGGCTTAAGGTAAATCTTAGCATACATGATGTTTCGATCAACCAAGTCGTCAGTAGTGGTTGTCTTGTCCAGAACAACCTTGAACTCTGATAGACCGAAGCGTGCCTTGACACTTCCCAAGAAGGGGTTAACCTTGGAGGTGAAGCGTGACCATGTAACGCTAACGTTAGGATCGAACAACACAGTGGCAGCCATCTTCGAGATCTCCTTTTTGATGAAGATCATGAGGCGACGAACATTGATCCTATCCAACGCCGACCTTGTAATCTGAAGGGTCTTTTGGCCGAAGATCACGATTCCCTCATTCGGGAACTGGGCGATCGGGTTAATGTTAGCGGCGTAAAGGGTGTCGCGCTCCTTCGCGGTCAAGCGATAGCTCACGCCCGTTACCGGAAGTCCTGCAGCGCCGTTTGAGAGCCCTCCGCGCACGAAGCCTGCGGGGGCGAACCAAAGCTCAGTGCGGGCCTGTGAGGACGCGAACGTTCCCAAAGCAGCTACTGAGGGCGGCATCTCAATGGTGGCGCCGGTGCCCGGGTCTACAATGTGAACCCAGGGGAAATAAGTGCATGCGTAGCTAGAGTTGATTTCCCGGGCTCGGAGCTTTGTAACCGATCCAGTAACACTAGGTCTGCGTTGCTCGGGCGTTGAAAGAGCCGTACCCTCGGTAGCAGGCGGTGTTCCTGCATCCTCGATATCAATGAGAGCGAGAGCATCGCCGCGATTCTCGCATGTGCTAATAACGTCATCAGTGACCTGCTTGCGCCACACGCCGGGAACTGTGATTAGGTTTGTAACCACGCGCTCGGGGTCAGATACGGCCTTAATAGACCTCTGAAGCGTTGCAAGAGAATAGCTCGTGCGTGATGTGGAGGTGTCATTCCACTGAGAGTTGCGGAAGGGCTCGCGCTCGGAGATGTCTAGGCCATCGAATCCACCATGAACCGGAACGGTAAACTTATCAATCCCGGCCTCTAGAAGGCTACGGAAAGAATTGGCTGTCGCAGAGGTGTATGCCTCATTCTTGACATGGGATCCAGATTGGTAGTACCACCCTGTGGAGGCAGAAACAACATTGTCTAGGCTGAAGACAAATCCTCTCTCTAGGTTCTGACCGGTGTTGCTAAACGAACTAAGGTTGCCGTTGGGGCCAAAGGGCATTGGGCGGCAAATGTCATAATAACTGGGATCAAACTGATCGATGAAGATCATTGAGCCAGTCGGCGTTGTGGCAGTAAGGTCAGTCTTGTTGGTTTGAATACCGAAGTACGCAGTTTCAACATTTAGTCCACCATCGCTAGCGCTAACGCGCGTATGGAAGGTCGGGAACTGAAAGCGTCCGAAGAAGGCACCGGTGTTGCCGCCGGCCACAGTGGCGTTCTCGCACATAACCTGAATGCGCGTGTCCGCTGGGCCGATGGCGTTCGAGCCGGCGGAGAGGCAGGGGCCGAAGCCGATAGCATTACTACCAGTCGCCAGGGGTGTGGCTTTTTGCTCGGGGAAGCCAGCGCCATCGGGGCCGGTACTTCCTGAAGCATCGAAGGAGCCGAACTCAAGGGAACCGGAACCAAACGAGAAGCCCTTATAGCGAAGAGGACCGAGGTACCCGGCAGGAAGCAGGGACGCAATGCTAGCGGCGCCGGCTTCGACTTGTGCGTTAATAACGACGCGGAAGTAGTTCGACAGATTGGGGTAAGTTCCATAGTAGCGCCAGCGGCCCTCAGTGGAGTCCCAAGTCTTATACATGTCACCAATCTTCTTACCAATATAATTCGGCGAAAGAGGGTTAAGGTTACACTCATCAAAGCGCTCGATGATCTCGGGGGCCGCATCCCTGTCGCTTGAAGCTCTTACGAGAACTGAGAACGTTCCGTAGGGGTCGAGTGCCGGATAGGGGGCTGCCGAGATGTTGGCAATAGAAATTTTGTGACGGTGAGCGGACTCTCCTTGCTCTAGAGAAACAAATTTGAACAGCTCCTGCTGGTTGGCCTCTACAAACTTGTTGCTCCCTTCCTCAGTCTGCGCAAAGATATAAGGGGTCTCGGCGTTAACATAGGGGCTGTTCATATCCGCCTTGTTAACAGAGAGGCCGGCGACAGAGGATGATTCCATAGCAAGAATAACCCCGAGCGTGGCGCCATCGCCAGATCCCGAAACTCGTGAATTAAGGAACTGGTCATAAGTTTCACCAAGCCAGTAGGTGTAGTAACTGGGTGAGCCGGTGCTCACTAGATCCGAATTTGTCTGCGCGGCGTTAGTATTGAAGACCTTGCGAATGTATAAGTCACTGTTAGGATCAAAGTTGAAGCACGTCTCCTCCACAACTGCACCAGCGTTGTCGAATATTGTGGCACGGAATTGGTTGCTAGCGCCTTCCGACCTCATCAGCGTAGCGGCGGAGGCAGTTTGTGCAGTGTTGCTGTTCATGAAAGAGCCACTCAAGCCAATACCGCCACTTTGGAGGTACCAGACCGCAGCCAGGGAGCCGGTACGTGCGTTCGGGAATGGGCCCTGCCCATGCGCAGTCGGGAAGGCTGAGCCACTTACCGAACCGGTGTCAATAAGGAATAGTCCATAAGCTGCGCCGTTCTGTTCCTTGTCGGCACTGAAGGTTGACTTGTCAGTTATCCAGCCAGCAGCATTGCCAGCGGTGCTACCGTCTCTCAGGGGATCTTCCGCACCCAAAAGTCGGACGAAGTTAATAGGAGATTGCTGGCTTCTAAGCCATGCTTGGGCGGCATATCCACCATAAGTGGGCCCGTCAAAATCGTTGTTGCGCCAGTTATCACCGTTCTCGGCGCCTGGGTCGGGTGCGCCGAACACTTGCACAAAATCATCATAAGAATCGATGACAGTCGGCGTAAGGCCGGGGCCCATGCGAGTACGCCCAATAATGGTGGGGCCCGGGTCAACTCCCGGATCAGCCGGCAACTTTGATTCATCAACCTCGTTGATGAAGATACCGGGTGAAATAAACTTAAACTTGCTAGCTCCACTTGCCATGGTTAAATATCTCCTTGCTTATTTTCGACACCATAGTATTTACTACTTAGGACTTCTCGTAATAAATAGTAACGGGCAACGCTAAAGTCCATATTTACTCGCGATAAAAGGCTCCGGAGATTGTTGTCGGGATATCTCCAAATATTACACGCTCTCTAGGAATACGAACTTCCACCGCATTTTCATGATATGCAATCTTGGGTTGCGTATCGTTCTTGCCCGCGCCTTGTAAGTATCCTAAGATTCTAATGTCCAGGGTGGTCTCAAAAGCGCGCTCATCGTCTCCAAGATTTGCCACATTGTTGTTTTGTGCAAAGTCTTGTGGAAGAAAGCCTTCAAAGCGGTGGCCATCAGCCTGTATTACAAAGCCATTAATTTGTCCCGTATTGGTAATAAAGGGTGTCAGCATTTCATTAATCTGTTGAAAATATTCCCCCTTAAGGGTTACACTATATGAGACGTTTACGTAAACTGGTAGTGGCATATATAGAGTTTCGTAAACAATCTTTTTGTTCTTGTAAGGGAAGTTCTGCTGACCAAAGCCGCTCCCTTGGGATTGAAAGCGCGCCGTAGTTCGATAGGCGTCTGCGTTTGCAAAATCTCCAGTTTTGGTCTGATTTATGCGCCTGGTATAAGCAATAGTTCCGCCCTCTGGACCCGGTAAGGGGAATACGTTAGCCTGGTAGCTTCCTTTTCGAGTGGGGTCTTTTACAATGGATTTCCTCTCGATACTGATCAGGGGGAGCTTCAAAACTCCATAATCGTCCCTCAAATCTTTATTGTGCTTGACTTGATAGGAGCGCTCGGCCGAGACCCAGATCAGGGGAACCTTGTTCCATCCCCTGTTGGTAGTTACTGAAATATTTAATGTCTCATCAAGCCAACTGTAGAACGCCTGGTCTATAGTCTCCAAAGTGGAGGGCATAAACTGAAATTCTGTTTGCTTTGCAGATGGGTTTTCTCTATTGGCCATCGAACACTCCCGGGCGTGCGCGGACGCACTTAGCTGAAACCTCTATGCTGTGATTGACTTGGCCGTAGATCTTTCTCGGCTCAGACCAATTAACAATTTCATAATATATACCGCCGTACAATACAAAGTCGCCTGCGCGGACATAAAGATCCTGGTCTTCCTGCAGGCGCCTCTCGTGAAAGTGAACAGTGATCTCAACACGCTGATCGACACCAATATTCTGAGTATATTCCGTCCCGTAGGCGTTCCATTCGATAAGCGCATAAACACGCACAGGGGGCAAGAAAGTCTTTTCAATGGCCTCGCCGTATAGAGGGTGAAAATTTGTGGCCTCCACATCAATTGGGTAGTACAATATTTGCTGACCAACTACGCGCTCGATAAGCTCATCGTTGACTTGCTTAATCAGGTCTCGCTCTTTCTCACCTATAAAAAGAGGGGGCGGCGGGCTATCTGGCTGCTTCCATTTATTAGACATGCGCTAACCCCTTACCCCTGATATATAGGCAATGGTGCCTGCTGTTTTAGAGTGCTGACACTGGTGGCGGTGGCGGCGTCTTTCTCAGCCAATGCCGAATATGCCATTTCATCCAAGACAGTTTTTAGCTCATCTCGAAGGGCAGCTTGCTCTGTCTGGGCCTGGCTTAGCAAATCAGAGGCATTGAGAGTTAGGTTCTCTCCTGGAATTGGAATTGTGGTGAACTTTCCTCTGATTTGTCCTAAAGTTTCCTTAGAAAGAGATAGGGCAAAGCGCCTAATCCACTGCTTGCCAATTGAGTTTATATTTTCATAAGGAATGTTAGCAAAAGGAATAGTATTCATATTGTTAATGCCGCTAATTCCATCCTGCTTTGTATCATCTTGTGTCCACGCATCATTCATGACTTGAAAAGTAAACCACATTTTGTCTATTTCGTTACTCATGGGCTGCGGGAATATCCTAAGCTTATTGTCACGAAGTTCAAATGAAAATTGTGAAGTTCTAGTGTATATCATATCTTCGAAGTTCATCGCCTGTAGCTTATTCTGCCAAACTGGTATTACCTCGAATGTGGAATCATCAGCATATTGCCCATATGTGGCCAGGTTGCCTACAACATTGAGGCCACCATAATAACCATAAAACCTCCACATGGAGCGGGGAGTTTTATAGAAAACTCGATTAACTATGATTCTCTTACTGGTGTCAATATTGGCGTATGGTAAGGAAGAGTCGGCGGCGACATTATCAACTATCGTAGCTTGCAAATCATAATCCTGTTTGTCCTGAACAATGTCAAAGGATGCAGAATATTCAGGAATAGTGCCCCCCAAGCCCGCGTCGAGGGCCATGGCCTGGCCAAAACGCCGACCATATTCAAAGCGCAGGTTAGGGTATTTAAGCTCGACGCGCTCGCCGCCTAGGCTTGATGATAGAGAATCGCCGGCCTTTAATTCACCCTGCCAGTTAAATGATCCCGTCGCATTTCCCAGAATGCTTGACAGAACGTTTTTAGCCTGATGTGTGTTAACAATATAAGAATATTCTAAAACCGCCTCTTCAAAGTTGGCGTACACGTTTGCTGCGTTCAGCTCAATGTCTAAGACATCCCCACCAAGCTTCTTATATGTGTACGCCACTTGGGTGGCAGCCCCAGATAAAAAGTCAATAGATCCTGTGTAGATACCAAACGGTACAGCGCTAGCCACATTACCAGGTGTGCCCGTGGCCGGTAACACCACGGCACTGGTCTGGCTTTTGGGGGTTAAAGTAGGGACAGCCATGCTTAGAGTTCTCCTCTATCTAATTAGTGAGAAGAATTAGAAAGCGCGACTAGGTTGTTGTTTTTGCCTTGGTGGTTCTTTTTCTTGTCGTCTTACGCGCAGTTGTTGTTTTTTTCCTTGGGGCGCGCTTCTTTTTTGTGGGAGCCTTCGTCTCAATAGCCTCAATGGTGGGATCTGCGCTGATGGTTGGCGACTCTGAATTGGGTGCCGCAAGAGTTGGCGGCGATTTTACGTCGGTGTCGACCGCAGCCACAATGATTGGCTCAGGGGTTGTTGTCTCCTCTATTAACGTAGTCTCCTGGGTCTCAGTGTCTTCACCCAAACTATACTTGTTGGCGTACTTTCTGCCAAACTTCTGTTGAAACCTTCTATATCTTCTTTTCTTGCCCATAGGGTCCTCCGTAATATAGTAAATAGTTGTTTACAAAAGAAAACCCCCTCCGGTGGGAGGGGGCAAAAGTCTAGCTAAGTTAGGAAATTAACTACTAAGAGGTAACCCAGAAGGTACTA